CGCCGCCACCTGTAGTTAAATAGTAACTTGTAGCCCAACCAGTATCATAAGAAGAAGAGTAAGATCCACTATTTGTCCAACAAACTCCATTTGTAACTACTGGATAATCTTGTTTTTTTCCAGTACCCATAGACCAATCAAAAGAAAGCTGATCAACTAAAAGAGTATATGGCATGCTTAAATTTTCAGCATTTGCTAAAAATAATCTTAAATTTGAAATATACGATCCTGATATAAGAGACATAACAGAACTTATATCTGAATTACTAAATTTTATTAGAGTTCTTCTAATATCATCAGCAGTATTTGACTCTGCTATAGAAAGTGCGACCTGTGAATTAAAGCATCCTACTTCTAAGATCTCATCAAGACCTGTATTTTGAGAAGGTGCAGATGAGTATATTGTAGCATCTTGAGTAGGAAATATTTTATATACTGCCATTTTATTTTATTTTTTCTTTTATATCTTTTATATGTTCTAAAATATCTTCTAGATGTTGATGATTATGAGAACTTATTTTTTCTATAACTTCTATTATTTTATTTAATTTATCTATTTCTATAGAGTTTAATTTTATTATAATATTTTGAATTTCTTTTTTATTATTTAAATTAACATTATGATCTACTTCAGCATTATGTCTGTCTCTTTCATTTTGTCTATTTTGTGCCATCATTATGATTGGTGCAGCATAGGCAGCTTGAGTAGAAAAAACAAGATTTAGTAGAATAAAAGGATATACATCCCAATGATAACACCACCCTACTACATTTAATATCATCCATATTGCTACAATAAAGGTCTGAATAATTATAAATTTCCAAGATCCCATACCTGCTGCAACACTATCAGCTAATTTTTGTCCAAAACTTCTTGATTCTTCAGATAATTTATGCCAATTCATATTTTTATATTATAAAGGTACAACTCTTCCAGATATATCAGTATTTGGATATTTAACTTCAAATATAGAAGGATCTAATGAAGGATATATTACTTCATTTATAGTAGCGCCTGGTATATCATAACTATAAGGAGAATATTGATCTCCAGATAAATTTGATATAGTCACATTTTTAACAGTTACTACTCCATCTACTCCATCTATAGCAGTGTATAAATTACTTAATATTATTGGCTGATTAATTTGCCAATTATCAATATTAAAAAAGTTTTGTACTGCTAATATACATCTTGCTAATACATCTTGTGGATTATAATGTGTTTTTATTGAAATATCAAAACTAACTCCAATGTTGATAATATATCCTGGTTTTATATTTATGGCATCAGTTAGCATTCTATAATTTTGCAAATAAGTTGCTAAATTATTAATTAATTCATTTGACGCTTGTGTAAGATTTCCATTAGAATCTAGACTTAATGCATATAAAGTAACTAGAATTGGATCTCTTTCTGAAGGATCTTTTGAAGTATAATTACTAAATGTAATATCATCTTTTGTAATATAGGCTTTTGCAACTTTACCAAATTGACCTGGCATGCTTAGTGCTCTAGAAAGATAGTCTTGTTGTGTTACTGCTCTATATTGAGTTTGGAATTCTCCCATAGAATTCATTCTGATTTCTTCTGCAGTATCACCATCTCCTCCTCCAGTTGCTGGATTTGGATTATTAGTTACTATAGTATTTTGATAAGATGTATTTATTCCAGTAACTGTATATGATATTGGTTGAGTTAATTGATTAGATAGTACATTTGCTGCAGCACCACCGCCAACTAAATATGAAATTGTAATAGTTGTATTTGCAGGAGCTAGTCCATATGTTTGAGTAGTTACAAAATTAGTAGGATCAAATGCAGTTCCCATTTGACTTAATCCTCCAGGTGCTAGACCAACACTTATTGAATTTGGATTTGGAATATAATTTGAATCTGCATTTGAATTAACACCTGCTCCAAATTCTATAGAAAGAGTATTATTAGATTGAAATCTTGAGGTAAATCTCCTATTCACTATATTTTTTTGCATCAAATATGGAACTTGATTATTAGTTGAGGGGTCTGTATTTACAGATCCACTTAAAATATAATCTTGAGCTAAATATGGGACTTCATACCAATTATTACCTTGAGAATCTACAGCTGATACTATTGAAATTATATTTGAATCATTTATAGTAACTGTATTAAATCTTTGAGCTGCTCCAAAAGTAAATGTTGCAGTTTTAATTCGGCCAGATATTGCTTGTCTAGTTTTTTTAAGCAAATATGATTGAGGAGCACCTGTTCCATCAATAGAATATACTGATATATCTGTAGGATCTAGAGAAGATGACATTGTAAAATCTATCCTATCAGGCATATAAAAAACTATATTACTATTTATATTTGATTTTACTTGCATTCCTTCATTTATAGTTAAGGCATATGTAAAATCTGGAACTTGTGAACCACCGACTGTAGTAGCTGGAATTTGTTGATAGACATCTAAATTTACAAGCGCAGTTGAAATGACTTTTGGTCTATATCCTAACATATATGCAAGAGTATATAAATTATTACTTTGCTTTGCATACTGAATAAAAGTCTCTTGAATTTGATTATCTAAATAAAAAGATAGCACATCTCCAATATAAGATGCCATTTCAATAAACATACTACCAGGAGATGCTTGATTGAAGTCTGTATATACAGTTGGATAATATGCTTTTGCATATTCTATCAAATCATTTTTAAATGAATCAAAATTTTTATTTAAATATTTAATATCTATATTCTGGTCTGCCATTATTAGCTATTTTGAATTTTTAAAGTTAAGCTATCGCTTGATTTTATATTTTTTAAAGTATATGTCAAATCTATCATAATTGAATTTTCATCTGGTACACCTGTAATATTTAAACTAACTACAAGTACATTTGGAAAGTAGGCTTCAATTTGATTACTTATAGTCAATTTTAGACTGTCAAGATCTGCTTGTTCAATTGGATTAAATAATCTTTCTCTTAATCCAGCTCCAAAATTTATATTAAATGGTCTTTCTCCTGGATTAGTCAGCATATAATTTATAATATTATACTTAGTCTGCTCTAATGTAGTATATACCGAAGTAAATGCTGAGGGTGACTCAAAAGGTATAGCTACTCCTAATGCTGTAGAAGGTTTTAGATCTACTATCGGTATTTGTACTGGATTATATGCCATTTTTTATTATTTTATTAGACCTCTACTTAACATAGAATCCATAAGATTACTAAAATCAGGAACAGTATTTACAACTACTGCATCTAAATTACTACTTTTTCTTGCTGTAGAGAGCATTTCGTCTACGCCACCTACTGAAATTTCATTAGGTTGAAAAGGCATTACATTCCCAGAACCAAAAGAATTAACATCATCACTTGTCATACTTATAAAAGTTTCATTCATAAGACTACTAATAGGATTAGATGTTTTAAATATTGGTTGTTGAAGGGCTGCCGGTTTAGTATTTAAAGTAAGTGGCACACCAAAATTATCCTCTAATCTTTCTTTAATAGCACTTTTAGTAGTGGTACTAGGCGCTTTTAGCTCTTTAAGGATTGCTGGCATTTCTTCTCTAATAGCCTTTTGAACTTCTTCGCGTATTATTTTCCTAAATAACTGAGTTTTTGTCATATAAAAATAAATATGTTTACTTTTTAATTTTTAGCCGCTTTTAAATCATTAGTCAATTGAATTCTTTTAGCATTCATTTTATTTTGCACTCTTCTTCTTAATTTTCTTCCACCTTTAGTTTTATTAAAATACGCATTTACTCCAAGTCCACTATCATCATTTTCATTATCTGGAGAGTCCATTTGTTCATCTGGATTATCTTCTGGCATCTCATATGTTAATATATTATCTATTTCTAAAATATTAGAAGCTTGAGTTATAATATCTTGTTGAGCACTTGTAAATGCACTTGGTGAATTTTGTGGTTTTATTAATCCTTTTGTTGCTAAAAGCAGTTTTACTTCATCTATAATTATATTATCATCTGATGCAAATGTTGGAGTAGATTCTACAACTTCAATATTATCTGAATTTAATGCTATGCCAAAACGTCTAGGTATTGTAAGTTTTTGAACTTGTTGATCTTGTATTTTTTCAGTTATTATTTGAATAGTATATCCTTGATATGTATTTGTAGTATTCTTTTGCTTTCCATTGTAATTTTTTATAAATCCGATTATTTCATTATTATTATCTTTTAATGATCTAGAAGTAGCCTCTAAAGAGTCTGCAAGCGGATTTAAAGCAGTATTACTTCCATCCCTTGAACATGATCTTAAATTACTTGCTATAGTATCTAAATCACCTACTATAATATTTATAGCATCTGCTACTCCTTGCAATATGCCTACTATTAAAGAAATAAAAACATTAACTTCATTTAATAAACCCACTGTATCATCTACATATTGCTCTAATTTAGTAGATTTTTTTGCAAATTTAGTAGTTGTTCCTGCAGTGGTATACATATTAGGAAGTGGTAATGTATCTAAAAATTGGATTATTATTTTAAATATTTTAATAAGTACAAGAGAAGTTCTTATTATTAATTTTATAAAATTTAAATATCTAATTATAACTCCCAGTATATTATTGATTGTTTTACTTACTCCATCTATTTGAGAAATTATTTTTGTAAGTTCTTTTGGATTTATGTTATCTACTCCTAATTTATCAATAGTTTTAAATACTCCAGGATCTAGTATATTTGCTGCGTATGTTGCAAGATTAGCTGGTGATGTTAAACCTTGAATTAGTACGCAGGATTGTCTTATTAGAGTAATAGTTTTTAATATCTTATCAATTGTAGTTTTATCAGAATTAGATATTACATTGATATTTGAAAACTTTTTTACTACATCTATAATATAATTATTTATAGTATCTACTTGTGGATAAGCTTTTCTAATCTCACTTGATCCTAAATAATTATCAGTAGTTAATCTAGTTAAATTTGGAGATATTTCAGATATTAGATTAATTAT